GAAAACTCCATCTAAATCTTCTGAATCTTCTTTACCCAATCCCGAGGAATCATCGTCCGATCCCCAAAACTAAAGCTACCATCGTCTTCTCTGTCGTATGATGCAAATAATTTAATTGCTTTCTTATCTTTAGAATATAACCAGCCCTCATTAACAGGTCTCGCTAATTTCATCTTATCAAATTCTTTTTCAGTAGCCCAGCCCGAATCACTCACACAGTCGATCCACTCCACTCGGACTTTAGGATAAGGTATGTCGGGAGTTACAATTGAGGCGATAGCTTTTCTTCTTTTCCTAGGCATATATAAGTTTATATCACAGATTTATTTAATTAAAATATGCATTCGCGCGCGCGAACCGAAATTTGATGGTACATTAAAAAGTGTACCAAAAATAAAAAGTGTACTAAAAAGTGTACCACTTTTGACCTTATTTTATGCGGTAAAACCGTCAAAAGTACACTTGGACACTTTTTTTCGGAGATAAAAAATATTTTTTTATAATCTGTCACAGAATCTTATAGTAACGTTTTTTCTGCCTTATTTTCGCCATAATGTCGCCTGATTACTGCCAACTTATCCTCAGCAGATGAAATCTTACACAACAACTTATCAACCTCTCCTGTAATATCTGTGTGTTCAGGTATCACCATGTTGTGCTCTTCAATAGCATTAATTTTGTACTTAGCATCTTGTATTTCAGCTTCGTATCTAGCTTTAAGAGTTTGTAATAAATAGTCATTCATTTTTAAAGTCCTCCTCTTTCATTTGAATGTTTGCTTGTTCTTTTTCATCAAAGATTAGGTCATGATACATATCTAATCTTTTCAAAAACTTATGTTTATATTGCCTTAATTCATGGTCCGTGATCCTAAATTCTTGGTAATATAAATCTGGCGTACACATCATTATCACACCTTGACGAATCTTAGACCCGTGCACATAGTCATGCGCCATAGCATACGCGGCTATTTGTAAGTAATAATCTTCAATCCATTCTTCTTTCTTAGGTCTATTAGATTGTTTAAAATCAACTATAGTTTCTAATCCATTGTGAAGGCATACGAGGTCAGTAGACCCAGCGTAAAGACCAGGATAGTATAACGTAACTTCCGACCCGTACCACTCCTCCACAGGTGCAAGACCGAACTCAATAATTTTTTGGGCCATGGCTTTCGCCTTCTGTCCGAGTTCTGTAAGATCATCGTAGCCAGTTCTGAGTATATAATGCTCCAGGAACTTATGCATGGCAGTCCCCCTGTTACTAGATAAATTTTTGATTCTGTCTGCTTCTTTTTCTCCAACTTTGGCCTTCCAATCTTTTATGAATTGTTGATCTTTAGTGCGCCCTAATATAGTAGTTACAGACGGAAGTCTAGAACCATCTATATCGTAGATCCGTGTTCCGTGGTCCTCGATACGTTTTGCTTCTAAATAGTTGTATTTATTAGATTTTTTTAACCTAGAGACTAGCTTTATATTATCTTCATATTCCTTTAAATCTTCATCACTCATCATTTTTTACTCTTTAAATATTCAGGACCAAAACTTTGTATAGCATTCAACGGTGCAGAGTCATGCACGTTACCACTAACAGAGATCCTTGTTACATCAGATTTGTACGGTGCAACCCAGTGCTTCAACCATGCAGGAAATATATACATATCACCTTCTTCTGGAAAGAATGATTGATAAGTCACGCAATCCCTTGGCCCATCACCATATATAAATTGTATTCCACCAGGACCACAAGACTTACCTGTAAAAGCTTTGTGTTCTTTTTTTAATTCTTCGGGTATCTGTAAGTATGCAACAAAAGACAATTTACCATCATGATCATGTGGTGGATTGAATTCATGTTGCTTTTGATAGTTAACCCAAAGAGCTGAGATAACATACTCCGGTCTTTTCTCGTATGGTTTCAAGACATACTTTTGATACATCTGGTCATAGATACCAAGATACTGAGACATGTAAGGTAATACTTTTTTCTTAGCTTCCTCATCATATCCTTTCTCATTTTCCAAGATACCTGCTAGTTTATTTCTAAAATCTCTTGTTGTTTTTTTACCTTCGTCTATCAATAGTTTTTTAAACTCATCAACTATTTTTAATTTAATAACACAAGGTCCCCAATTAAATACGCTTACATTTATTTTTTGTTCTTCAGTCATTCTAAACTCATTGCCTCCTTATATTCTTTTAAGTTTACTATTTTACCGTTTATTATTTTATCTTTAGAATAATGTTCTATTACCTTTTGTATCTTATCTAGTTTCGTATGTGCATACGGAAATAAAAGACAACATACATAATATGCATCTCTAAAAGTACATCTCCATCGCCATTGCATCAAGTATTTTGTGCCATCTTTACGTAAACCTTTTCTTGGTTTCTTAACAAGAGTGCCACAACCTAAAACTTCTAATGCCCATATTAACACAGACTTATCAGTCATAGTTATCTCCATACTTATACGCATAGCGTTTGATGTTCTATATCCCTCTCCTTTATGTTTCTTTTTTCTTTCTAGTCTTCTATTAAAATTTATTGAACCTTCACCATCAAACAGTCCTGCAATGTATGCAATATCAGTATCCCGTTCCATTAGTGTAAAGTACTATCCCCACCGTTAGTGTCACCAATAAGAGAATCCACTCCAATATCTTCATAAAACTCTCCTTCCGAATCGCAATCCCAGCATTGGTGTATGTTATCTTCTACTTTTATGTAACCGTTTCCTCTGCAGGTATCACAAATAATTTTAACTATTCTATTTACTTTTAATTTTGCCATTTAGTTTTCTCGCTTTCTCATTTGCTAACGATTCTATTGTCTTTGCTACAGACAATTTAGCATCGGGCAATAATATCTTTGATAACTTATCTAAAATAGCATATGTTTCTTTAGTTAGAGAAACATTTTTATATTTACTCATGTCCGTCATTTGTTTCCTTTCATATTAATGATTTATATATAGGTGATTTTATAGGATTGTCAATGAAAATATTATTAACTTTAATCATGTGTAGTTATAGCGCAAGCACTTGTTTACAACCATATCCGTGGCCTAATACTTTTTCAAATAATTACGATTGTATGATAGCAGGATATGAAGAAGCAAAGAAAAAAATAGAAGAAATTGGTAAATCAGAGGTCAATAAACATCAGATATATATACGATTTACTTGCACTCCAACCGACAGCATTTGACAATGTGGCAGAATAATGGTAATTGAAGGCTTCTTCTCACCATTACCTACCCTAATTTTTCCCTCTCAGGGTAGGTTTATTTACAAATAAACCCTTGTACGGTTCCTCTGTTATCTTTTAAATACCACCCACTTTTGATACCTATATCCAGGTGTGTAGCTATTGCTTCTCTATGATCATCTGCATATTGCAGACATTCATATGCGCTCATCTCTCTTAACAGAGGATATTCTTCTTGAACTACGTCTCCGTTGAATAGAAGTATCAGTATCACTAGGGTCTTTACCATACGAAAATTCCTTTACCTTCTTATACCATAAATTTTTATAATATGGGTCTTTAGTTTTATTCCAAAGAATAGCTAAGTTATCTAGTTCGTTTGTTGCCATTTATAGTTGTACCTAAACTTATGATTTTTTTCAAGTTAGGTGCTGCTAATTGTAAGTCAACCCCATACGATCTCCATGATTTCTTCATTAAGTTTAGTTCTAAAAGCAAAGTACTCCACTGCTTTTGTGATATACCTTTTGGTTTTATAGTTATTATTTTTTCTTTCATAAATATAATATAGGACTTTTTAGGATTTTGTCAACGCTTTTTTTTCTGTCTTTTTTCGTGCTTATTTAATCTTTTTTTATGACGCCCAGGTCTTTTTCTGGGTTTTTCACGAACGTATAGATTGACACCAAACTTAGGTTTTTTCTTCGCCATAGTTAAAATGTTCTCTAAATTTTGTTTGTGCAGACATTGTTGGTAGATAACTTATTTTACCATTGATGTGTTGCTGTAAATCAGACCCGCAGGTTAGACATCTATAAAAATCTTTAGTAAGACCAACCAACATTGTGTTTTCATCACACGTCGGACAAATCCCGTTCACTATGTCCGGGTAAAATTTTAGTAAGTTTTTTTCTGTCATAAATCTTCTTAGACTTTACCACACGCTGTTGATACCGTCCATCACTTAATTCTTGTGCAACTGTATTACGTGGCCTGTTTCTTTTTAAAAAGAAATGATATTGTGTTTTATTCAAGTATTATTGCTTTTATAGACTTCTCCCCCATGTATATCTCGGTCTTTGCTTTACCCTTCCAGCATTTATAGGATACAGATTCATTATACTGTCTCTCAGCTTCGCGCTTTCCGCGAAGGCACATAGCCATATTATCTTGGATACGGTGTTCCTTAATCTCTCCATTGATGAACATTAGCAGGGCTACCACAGACTCTATCATTCTGAGTAACTCCCATTCTTGTAACCAATTTCTCGATTAGCATCTTTTAATTTTTCTATATCTTCTAAAACTTTATCCATTTGTGTTCTTAAAAATTGTATGTTTACTTTGTTTAATGCCATATCTTCAACGTGTTTATTAATTTTATCCGTGGTCTTATAAAGATCCTCGATCATCATAAATTGTTCAGAATCTGCAGGAAGCGAACCAAGTTGGCCCCGTGGCCATTTAATTCTAAACTCTGTGTTCTCTTCCAGGTCTTTCTCCATTATTTGTATACGTGTGTCTGCAACGTTGAGACGTTCTATAATTTGAAAATAGCCCATTGTGCCAAGAGCGACGATTATTATGAGTGAGGCAACCGTCTTCATAGGCATTTGCACGGCTGCCTCTTCAGATATGTTGAGCGGTTTTTTACTCATTTACTTTTGCCAACTAAAAAGCCATGCAACAAATTTGTTCCATATCCCTTTAATTTTATCTTTAATTTTTTTAATCATTTTTCTTTTCCTCAATCTCGTAGAAGAAGTTATCAGTATCTTCTGTTCTCCATTTACGAGTGTCTTCTACATTCCACTCTGAAGTCTGTACCTTCCAATCTGGGATTTCATCTTTAACTGTAAAAGAAGGTATGTCCCATATAATTCTATTGTTAGGCTGTGCTGCATAATTACCATCATCTAATGCCATTATGTGTGCGCACTTATGCTCGTGCGGTATCTCTGAATGATCAGTGTCAACTATATTACTTTCAGGATGTGCAAAGTCAACAGTAAATAAATAAGCACCACAGTGCCATTTTTTATCTTTACCAATATATTTACCGGATTGTCCGTCTAGGATGTCCCAAGAAGTAACAGCAGGATAATAACTAAAACAATTCCATAACTCCAACTCGTCCAACCTACGTTGAGGAACTTCTTTCGGATTAAAGCCTCTTTGTATGAAAGCAGAGATCGGTAAACGGTAGAAGACTGCACCATTTTCCATAATTGCGTGGAACAGAATCGGACGACCAGTGATCGCACTAATCCCGAAGATAACGCAATCTTCAACTTCGCCATGATGAGTTTTAAGATCATATAAATATTCTCTTCTTATTTGAGCATACGTTACAGGTATGTTTGCATTTAAGTAAGCCATAATTTATCATTTTATTTGGCCCCAATTAGGACCAGATTCGTAGTCTACTCTGTTTGGTACTTCTAAGTCAACAGCAGATTCCATAATCTTTTTTATTTTATCTTCATTGTTATTTACAGATATATCAAGTTCATCATGAACTTGTATATGCGGTACGATACCTTCTTTATACAAATCAACCATAGCTTTCTTTGTCATGTCAGCTGCTGATCCTTGTATTAGTTTGTTTAATGCTTTGTAAGTGTATGCACGTTTAATCCCTGGTCCGTGTTCCGCGAGTGCATCCTCATGATTCAACGCTTTGTGTATTCCAAACTGATTAGGCTCCCACAAATTAAATCTGCATCTACGACCAAGTAAAGTCCTAACACGACCTTTGTCCTGGGCTCTACGCATAACACTATCCATTAACATTTTTACAAATGGAACTTTGTCGTGATACGTTCTAAACAAATCATTAGCATCTTCTTTTGATACACCTAGTTCTGCCTGTAATTTATTTTTGCCCATACCATAAAATAAACCAAGATTAATTGTTTTTGCTTGTGATCTTGGTATATTTGCCATGTCGGCTACAATCTGGTGAAAGTCTGCTTCACCCTGATTGTATGCATCTAATACTTCGTCAACACCATAGAGTCCATCAAGACATGCATAGTGTGTAACAAGACGTGGCTCTTGCTGTGAATAATCAAAACAACCCCACTGACAACCCTCCTCTGGTATAAATAAACTTCTGATCCGTGGTCCAAGTTCCTTGTTACGTGCTGGTATCTGCTGTAAGTTTGGATTGTTATAACTAAATCTACCAGTCACAGTGCCACCACTATCTGATCTAATTTGATTTATTTCTGCGTGTATTCTACCTTTATGTTGGTGCTTTAGTATGGTATCTATAAACGTAGTATGAGATTTATTTATTTCTCTAGCACGAGCTATCAATTTAACCAATGGATGCGGATGATTCTGCAGAAAGTTCTTGGTAAATGATGGAGAATTTGTTTTTTCAGTTCGGTCAAAAGGTAGGTGAAGTTTTTCAAAAACTTGAGCAATCGATCGAGCAGCCCATATTTGGATATCTACTGATGTTTGTTTTTTTATTTTTTGTAAGCATTCTTTTTCTTCTGCTAGTAGTGTTTGTTTTAATTGATTCGCTGCTTCAACATCTACTCGTACTCCTAAAAAACGCATATCGACAAGGCAAGGAAAAAGTTCGGTCTCTAATTTAAATATATCCTCAACGTCTTCTGACAACATTTGTTTTTTCATTTCTTGCCATAGTTTAAAAGTTAATTGAGCATCTTGTTCTGCATATTCACCCACATACATTGCAGGTAGTTTGTACATCTCTGACTTAGCGTCTACACCCCATAGGTTTGCAGTTTCTTTCAAAACAGTCTCGCTTTTGCCTATTCCAACATAATCCCGACCCATACTACCTAAATCGTATCGAAAGCGATTCTCGTCTACGAGAGAGCCAGCAATCATGGTATCTACAATGGTGCCGTTAATTTTAAGACCTGCAGCTTTAATAAAACACACATCATACATGGCGTTGTGAAATATCTTAATAGCGTCTGTATTTAATACATCTTGAAACCACTTTAGAACCATTCTAAGGTCCATGTTACCACCCCCCTCATGTGCTATTGGGTAGTATCCAGACCAACCCTCAACAGCAACAGCTATACCGACTATCTTACTTCTGCCCACAACAGAACCAGAACCAACAGTTTTTAAATCAGGATCTTTTGTCTCCAGGTCAATTGCTATCTCATCGTAATTAGATAAATCAGGAAAATTTTGTGGTGGTATCCACTCGGTTTGCGGTTTAAAAATTTGTTTCACGAATAGTCCCTCTCTAATATCATTTCCAGATAATGTATTGCTTTTCTTATGTCTTGTTCCTTTCCTTTTACAGAATGCCTGCAAATATACTTTATAGCATTTCCTTCAGCAAACAAGAGTTTATTTTCGTTAATAAACTCTGCAGGCTGAATCTTCATATTGCGATAATGTTTTCCCCCTATCTGTTCTTCTAACGAACTGTATGTTGTTCCTTTAAATAAATCTTTAGATGTCATATGCTTTACCCCCTTTTGGTTCCATTATAAATAAATTTTTTTCTGTTCTAGTGCATCCAACATAAAATAATCTATGTGTGTCATCAGGATTTTCTAAATAATCTTCATACGCTTTTCCTGACAAATCTGTGTGCACCACTACGTTTTCTCTTTCATTACCTTTTACTCCATGTATCGTAGAAATACTTATTCTTGGATTTTTAGATAAATCCTCACCTGCCTCAGTTAGTTTTATTATTTTTCTTATGTCGGAATTTCCTAATTCATCTAAAGCCTCTTGCCAATCTGCCTCTGTTTTTAAACCGTAATTATTTTTTAAAGTATCTATGTCATAAAACTTATCTTTTGCGATGCCTTTAAATAATTTCTTATCCCAATTTTTATTCATTTTATGAAATATTTTTTTACAATCATTGTAGTGCATAGGCACACCTGTTCTTAATTTATCCCAGTTTTGAATTATCTCGTATATATTTTTAACTCTTGGTGTTGCGTTTCTTCTTTGCCAATACAATCCTTTTTCATCTAATACATCACCAATGTTATTTAACATGTAGTTTGCTGTTGCTAACACCAACCATTTACCCTCTGTAAAATCTATCTCGTGTAAACTTTGACAATATTTTACAGATCCATCTTCTTCTTTTGGGTAATATTCTTTATCAACTCTGTTTGTAACTTTTTTAATAATTCTGTCTGCAACTTTAAAAGGTTTTTTTGGCACCCTATGTGATTGTTTTAATATTCTTCTTTTACCCTTTAAATTTATAAAGGTGTCAACATCAGCGCCATTCCATTTATATATACCTTGATCGTCATCTCCTGTAACAATTCGGTATTCAGATCGTTCTTCTATTTTATTAAATAGTTTCCATTGCATACCACTACAATCTTGTGCTTCATCTAAAAACACAACTTTAAACTCAGGTGGAACAAATTCTATTTTTCTGTTTGTTTCTTTATCAAAGTATCCATTTACATACCTCTCTAGCATGTCATCAAAGTCTACCATACCTTTTTCTTCTTTGTATATGTTTAAACCTTCAAAAATAATATCTAATTTATTTCTTTTTATTTCTGTGTCGGCTCGTTCATACTCGTCATAGTATTCAAGTGGTTCTAACATTAACGCCCTGGCTTTGTGTATCAATTGTAAATATGGATTATCATATCTTAACGTTCCATCATGATCTTGATCTTGATTGTAACCACCTTCTATTTCAATATCTAAATCATTTCCTAATTCCTGATAATGCTTTGGTTGCATTACCCTAGATTTATCTAATCCCATTTGAGTAAAACAAAAAGAATGTAATGTTTGAAAAAATGGAAATCTATTAATAGGTTTATTAACTTTACTTGCTGCCCTCTCTTTTCCGTTTATTGCTGCGTTTTTACTAAAAGTAAAATATCCTATCTTTTCTGGCTCTACACCAAATCTTAAAAATATTTCTATTGTTTTTAAAAGTCTTTCAGTCTTTCCTGTTCCAGGTGGTCCATAAGTTATTCTTCTCATTAATAATTATCCTTTCTTCTTTTTTGTTTGTGCGTTTCAGTCCATTTATCAAATCTAGTTATTACAAAAACAGATAGTTTGTGTTTACCAACTCGTTTAGTTGTGCAATTAAAATTATCTTTTAACATTTGTGATGTCCTTTGATATGGCACCTTCCAATGTTTTCTTGATAAGTAGTTGTGAAAAAAATTGTCAAATACAAAGTGATGATAGCCCTCTTTAGTATATGTACCACCATTTTTTAAATCATCGTAATCATCTTTTTGTATTCTGTTTACACAATAATCTTCTAAATAATTACGTAATATATCTTTTGTGCCTGTGCCCTCCGCTGGTTCTGTCACTTCTGCATTCTCTAATAATATGTTTGTTAGTTTTTTCCAATCATTTGTTTTTAACGTTGGTGGATTAAATCGTAATTGTTTTACACACTCTTCTTGAAATAAACTTTGATTTGTTAAATGTTTTGCAGAATCAAGGTATAGTCTATCTCCGTCTACGTTCATGTAATAATATGGTTCTTCTAATGCAACGACTTGTAGATCTGTAAGATTAGGAAATGTTATTTCTTGACCTATACCAAACTTTCTAGACTTACATAATTTTTTATCACACAAACTACACATTGGTTGATCATTACATTTATAACCCCAATCTTTTTTCTCGTGTTGTTTTGTTATGATGTTTACTTCTATATCTGACAATGGTTGTGCCATTGCTGACTCGTTAAATAATATTAATTTTGTTTTCCAATTTTCTGGCCACTTAGATTTTGCATATACGCCGTAATGAAACAATGCATTATTTCTACCACCCTCTGTAACTTTGTTTTGCACCATAAGTTCTACACAGGGTGGACCATCAGAGTATGGTGTCTCTGGTCTTTTAACTTCTATTGTGCTGATGTTGTCTTGTTTATATCTTTCTACTAATTCAAAAAAACTGTCTAGTGTAGCAGCTTCGCCATTCTCAAGAAAGGCATATCTTGTTGTATTGCTACAATTAAAGTATGGTAAATTTAAAAAATTTCCTGTATCATCTTTCGATTTTAATTCTCTTTGTTTTGGAAAAACTTCTGACCCACCGTAGCCTAATACAGATCTTATCTCATTTAATTTATCTTGCATCAAACTTGCTGACACATAATTTTTTGTAAATAAAAACACATGTGCCCCACCAGACTTTGATCTACATACTACTAGCGGTAGTCTAAATTGTTTAATTTTATTTATAAGTTTTTGATGATCAAACCCTGCATATGAGTCTATGTCAATACAACCCCACTTACATTTGTTGTCATCGTTAATTGGTATGACACCTAAACTATCTTTACCATCTAAATGTTTTTGCCACAGTTCGTCTGTAACAGCTTCTCTTTTAACAAAAGATTTACCTTTTACTTTTGTACCATTACCATTTGATTCACCTACAATAGTGACACCATGAGCACGGTCTAATCCTTCAAATATATTTTTAAATTTCTCAATCATATATTAAAAGTGGGCGTTTCCACTCTCGCTTAGACGCCCACTACCTAGGATTCTAGTAATTTGAATTAGACTTTGTTGTCTCTTCAGTACCGTGTTTAGCTTGGATCTCACCTTTACCTACACTTGTAGCAAAGTTTTTAGCCATATCGTAAACATCTTTGCTTTCGACAGGACCAACTTTACTCACATCCCAACCAAACCATGTTCCTTTGTCGTTAGACATTTGAACAGTGGATAGATTATAAATGTGGCTGTATGTAGGCGGAGTAAACAATCCGTTTTTACCTTGCATTTTCAAACCCATCATCATTGAGTTCCATTTTCTACTCACTTTTAACTGAGTAGATTTCATAGAGATCAATGCAGTTTGCGGGTTTTTACCAACGACTAGTACAAAGTGATTGGCAGTGTTTTCAAGATAGTTACCGTTTGGTAATCTGTCCTTGTAGTCTTTACCCCTAGTGGTTTGACTAACTATATCACTGTCTGCCTCGTGAATTGCAACAGGTGCACCC